TTATATACACTACAAATCCAGGTTTCAGGGTTAATTTTTGCTAATGGTGATACTTTTATCCACCAGCCTGACTTTAACATTTCATAATCAATCTTCATCGTTTGGTTGCGTTACTGTATCAACTTTGTTTACATTAGAATGCGTATTTAACAACTGTTCTGTATGATATAACAGATAATCATTTTCAGCTTCTACTTCATTAACCCTTTCTAGCATCGCCCAAACGCCAATTATTAGACCGAATGAAGTTGCGACCAAAATTTGAATGACTGTTCTCTCATCTCGAGTTGGTTTTATTAATTTCATTTTACTTTCATGTTTAATAATTTGTTCCACGGAATCTCTCTGCTATATTCAAGAGGGTCTTCAACACCTGCGTCGATAAATCCTTGGAGCCGGGACGAGCAGGCTGTGCATTCTCCGCACGCTTTGTCTTCTCCTTTGTAACAGGTCCAGGTAGATCCAAAACTAACACGTAACTCAGTCCCCCATTTAATAATTTCTTTCTTTGACAACTCTATAAGAGGTGCTTCAATCTTAATTCTATGCTTTCTATTCAAGGAAGTCAAGCTATTAATTGCTTCTAAGAACTCTTCACTACCATCCCAATAACCAGCTTGTGTATCTACTTGGGCAGCTCCGTGATATACCGTATTAGCTTCCAATGATTCAGCAATTGCACAACAAATAGACAATAACATCTGGTTCCTAAACGGAACATAATTGACTGTCTGCGCGTCTCCTAATACATCTCGCGTGAGTGCCACTTCAATCTCTGGATTTGTTAAAGATGACGTGTTGATGTCCTTGAAAAAGTCTAATTTAATAACTCTGTGATTAACTCCAAGGAAATCCGCTGTAAGCTCTGCGCATACTAGCTCTCTCTTGTGCCTCTGACCGTAATCAAAGGAAATCGCATGAACTTCATCAAAATCACCACATTTTACTGCGTGATGTAATAGTACTGTTGAGTCGATACCACCGGAAACTGGAACTACTGCCTTATTCACGAGTTAATTATAGTGTAATACAATAAATAATCAAGATGAAAGACGACGATACCCGAATAATGTGGGAAAATTTCATTTCTCAAGGTGTAACTCCTTACAGCCCTGTAACAGAAGATGACGCGCCAGCGCCAGAGGACGGTACACCTATCGAAGAAGAAACACCTGCGGCAGCGCCCGTATTAGCAGATGAAATTGTTAAAGACCCTGCTCTCATCTCACAATTAGAACAATTACCAGAAGTTCAAAACTTACTAAAGCAGCGTCTACAGCAAGCACAACCGGTTCAGCAAGCACAACCTGCGCAACCTGCGAATCCTGCACAACAAGCTCAAGCTACAGCAGCGCCACCAGAACCTAACCAGGCAATGGCTCAACAAAATACGGGTCAAACAGCTATTAATAATAGGAACATCTAAAGCTACCCACCGTAGCAATATTTTTCTTGAAGAACCTCCTCAAGTTTGGGGAGGATTTCTTTTTCCCACAACTCTTCATCCTTACGCCAGTTCTTATAGTAGCCGAGCTTTTTATCTCCCATAGCATATGTAGCTCCGTTCTGCTGTACAACACCATGATTGACTGCTACATCTTTTAACCCGGCATACTTATCTAAACCTGTCTTAAAATTAAGATACATTTCACATTCTAAGAAGGGAGGTACAAATCTATTCTTAACAGTTAACGCTCTAAGTGTCGTACCACTATACTTTTTAGCTTCAGGTAACATTTCATCTTCATCATTAGCATTGTCTTGCTTTTCACTGCGCGATGCTAATTGAACTAATACGCTTGCAAGATAAACCGGTCCTTTACCGCCAGCTTGATTCTTAACTAGCGAAGGAAACATTGCAGCCGGGTCATCATACGTATGATTAGCAAATAATATCGTAGTTCCCGTACGGGCTGCCTTGTACGTAAGTAGACGCATCATACTTTTCAAAGACTTTGCGCGCATTCCCATGTCCATTGCTGCTTTGCCCGACTCTGCGTCGTTTATCTCCTTTTGTGAAGCTAAATTCCCTAGAGAATCGATTGAAACTATGAATTTCCCATTCATCCCTGACGATTCGATGCCGTCTAGTAGTGCTACCAGCTGATTTCTGCAATCTTCTATGGTATTTACCGGGACGTATTTGGTTTTCGCTGGATCTAACCCTACGGCCGACGCGTTTCCATCGTCTACTGCCATTTCTGTATCGAAAACTACCGGAACTAACCCTTTCTGCTGTGCTTTCCCCAGTATCTTGTTGATAATGTAAGTTTTTCCGCACATGCTGGGTCCTGCGAACCCTGTTATACGCCCTTTGGGTATACCTTTGTACAGGGAACCTGAGATAATCGAATTCAATACCATGCATCCTGTGTCAAACCATTCGTCTACATTTGATAGTGATGTTTCTGATAAAATTGTAGCTTCTGGGTTAAGCTTATCTAAAGCTTTGAACGCCTCTAATGCTTTTTTATCCATAATTAGTCGTCGAACAACTTAACGACAGGGGCACTCGCGGCGTCGCTAGGTGCTACAATAGCAGGTTGTGAAGGAGCTTGAACTACCGAATACATATTTGTATATTGAGTTACAAGACGTTCGTCTAGCTTTAGATTTTTTGCTACAGTTACACTATTACGAAGAAACTCCCATGTAACATCTTTATCATCCGCGCCTGATGCAAATTCCTTAAAGAAGAAAGGGATAAGCTGGACCTGGATTTGACCAGTTTGTGCGTTTGGCTGTACATGCAGAATAGCCGGGTTCTTTAATTCAATAGTTGTTTTGCTATCTTTAACAACTTCGCCCATAATGGTTCTGCCAACAGTATCAACAAATACAGTTAAGTTTTTATCACTCATATCTTTTCATATTTTAATATATTCCTATTAGGTATGCAACTGTTATTCTTGGAATAAATCAAATAAACACGTTTGAACAATCTCGCCTGGTCGACGAGGTTTCCAATTAACAGCCTCATACACGCGCTCAACTACACTATACACGATTTTATCAAACATCATTTCATAATCAGGTACCAAACTTTCCTGCAATTCGCTAGGAAAATAATATTTGTAAGCAAATGTCTTAATACCATATTGATTAGGCTGTTTAACATAAAAGTAACGTACTTTATCACCGGAGCTAATCGTTTCATACTTACCGGATATATCGAGCTTGTCTAATAACGTATTATAATAGTAAGCTCCTTTGAGGTGTATCGGCATTCCCTTATATGTTTTGAATCCCTCACACGAATCTCCGTTGTTACTCGTCTTATATTCACTAATTCCCATGACGAACGCTATGGATTCTAAAGGTAGATCTTTGAATATATCATATGTCTCATGTAACACCTTGTTAGTCTTATCATAATCTTTAGACGTAAGCATTGTTTCAATAATCTTCTTAACATACGGCTTGATTGGCTTAGGCATTGTTGTACGAACAACTTCGACTCCAGTATATTTGAACTTGTTTACTGGAATATCTTCATCATCCAATACGCGTAATATGTATCTTTTCTTTTGCAGGAAGATACCTACATCACATATACACTCACGCTTAAACATAAATCTACAATCTTTGGAATTAAGAGCACTCTCGCCCCATTTAACAATTTGACCGTTTAAGTGATCCTCAATGTCTTGTGTCAGTTGCTTACACTCTTCAGTAATCTTAAGCTTGTCGTCAGCAAATTTAACACCTAAATGTTTTGTTAAGTGCTTAATTGTAATATACACTGAATCAGTATCATTATAAATTACTACCGGGGAACGCTCTAAATCTTCATCCGTTAGATTACATTTCGACTTTACATATTCAGTTAATATTCTATTCGACTCTTTAATAATAGCCTGACCTGTCAATGTAATAGATCTAGATATATCAGGATCACCCATCGGTGCATGCTTGTTTCCGAAATATCCATATACCGTATTAATAAAAATCTTAATCGTAAACTGCTTTGTATTTAACCTACTAATTTCATCCTCTAATAACTTTACCTCATCAGTCTTAGATTTATCTAGTTTAGATAGCTTACGTTGAAGAGTTGACATCTTCTTTTTAACCTTAACCCGCTCTTTATAAAAGTCATCTACAATCGAGGGGTATATACCTTTACGGGATTGAGAGAATAAAACTTTAGCTCGTGTTATAGCTAAGTCTTGATCTCTTACAACTTTTATAAAATTATCTTTCGTGAGTGTGTTAGACGTACCTTTAATTTTTTGTACAATAACTTTATCATCACTTGTCATTTCAAACCTACCCATTTTTGTTTCTGGAGACAGGTTGAGCGATATCATAATACTCGGATATAGACTGTTAAGGTCGAATGATACGATTTGATCTTGAAAACCGCGAACAGGTTCACCTACATACGCACCTTCATATTTCTTACCGTCGTTCTTCTTAATAAATGTAGGTACAATCCTACCAACTTTTCGAGCCTGAATAACTGACGCCCCGGTTATTACATTTAATGTACCCATTGCATTTTCAAATTGAGTACATCCTGTATATGCAAGCATTCTTAGTAGCTCTAAGTATTGAAGTTTTTGCTCCATCTTAACAAGCAACCGCACGTCTTGAATGTTGTAGTCTACAAATAGGTCCCAATTATCAACCGATAAGCTTGCTAGGTTTGTACTACCGTAGTCAACCTTCTTTTCGCCTAGCTCATGTTCTGCAATTGAATCTAACTTATAAGATTCTCTCAAGCCTAGCGAAAACTTTTTATATACATCTAAGTAGTCAACGCAGGACATACCCTTAATATGCCATCTTACATTGTATTTGCCAAATTGGCTTACCATTTCTCTACTATATACTGTACTGACAGGAGATAGTTGAGCAGCAGCTTCTTCGCCTACAACTTTGTTAATGCGATTAATTAGATACGGTATATCAAAAAACTCAGAGTTCCATCCAGATAATATATCAGGATAGTCGCTCTTTATGTAATCAATAAAATTAACCAATAATTCTCGTTCTGAAGAGCAATTGACATATTCCACATCTGCATCTTTGACCTTATACTCTCCGAGACCCCATGAATAGAATTTATCTTGTATGTTGTCATAAACTGTAATAACATTAATCGTATCTGACGCTATTTCAGGTACAGGGAATGCGTCCGGTGAGTATGTTTCAATGTCAACAAAACATACTTTAATAGGATGCTGCGTAAAAGTATCATCGTTGTTAGTTGTCCAATATCTGTCAACAAGAAACTGCTGTGCAGGTCCAATATTTTCAAATACGCGTACCTCGTCATTAAACTCAGCCGAATCTTGCAACGATTGGCGTCTCCGATACTCGTTCGGAAACTCATATTTCCTTAATGTTGTATTGAACAATGACGTACCATCATTATGTCTATTAGACTCTTTGTAATAATATGGATTGTATGGTAAATCAACGGATATCCGATCTCCGTCCTCTGACCAAGTGAATAGTCGCATTACCTGCTCGCGACTTAGATAAGCACAGTTCCTATACATCCACGCCTATTATATGAACACTATCGGTTTTCTTCAAGCGAATTAATTAGCTTTCTGTCTTCGTGCTGGTATGGAAGGTTATATAGCTCGACATATTTACCGAGATTGTCCTCTGACTCTAACCATCTCTTTTCAGCTACCTCGCGAGATTCTTTTGAAATCTTCATATAGGAATCCTCATCTTTTAGGCATTCGTCAATCAAATCGACCATTTCCCATCCAGTGTCAAATTTATATGGCGCATTTTCGTATGTACAGAGATTTTGAGCTGCAATAGGTAATCCATAGCAACATGCTTCAATATGTTTTAGATCACTCTTTGCTTTATTAAAATTATTATCCTGTAACGGCGCGACCATCATATTAATATCCAGATCATTAACTAATGATGGGTAATCAATAATGTTGCTCCAAGGATGGAACTCGATCTTACCTTGTGCAACGAATGACTGAAGACCTAAAGGAAATGCTCCTATAAATACCCACTGATATTTGTTGACTGTTTTTAGTACAGCCTGATTAACATGGAAAAAATCGTCGCGCTGCTTACATCTATTATCGACATCAAAATGTGCTCCAGATGCAGCATATAAAATTCTTGGTTTCTTTTTATGCTTATTCCAATCGCGATTTACTTTATCTGGACTATAGAAATTACCCATCCACCATTTAGGAGGATAATTAGGTATAACAGTAACGTTTTTGTTACCGGTTTTTTCAATATAGTATTGCTGCATGAATCGATTTGTAACGGTTATCTCATCACATAGGCCCATAATAGCACTTGAGCATTCACGTATCTGTGGATCAACAAACGCAGACTTAAATTTATTATAATCAGGGATGTCTTCATGAAAAACAACATCATCTATTTCATACATTAACTTAAATCCTAGCTTTTCTTGATAAGATTTAAGAAGCTTAACAAACTCTAATTGCTGTTTCGTAGCTTGTCGCTGAATCCGGACGCTCTTTGTATGTTGATACCAACGCTCGTCCAGCACCATCATAGTTGTACTGTGAATGACGCTTTTTTGATATGCATTTAACATCTGCGCAGGCCAAGCCATACGCCAATGACCACAGCCACTGTAATCAGCCAAATAATTTACACTACGGTCAAAATCCATCTCCGGAGGCTGTATAGGCAAATCGTCCTTTTTAGGTGCAGGTGGTTGATTTGCTGGAGGTTGATGGACTGGCGCGCCAATCGCGTTACCTACTGACGGGGCTCCTGGAATTTGAGGGACAAACATACCTTATACAATATATAAAAAATTATTCGGTATAAGCCACCCGGCGAGTTATACCATTTTTCTTCTCTAAATAAATTACTTCGCCGGGATTCTTGTAGTGCGAACCAATACTCGTGCTTTCCTTTCTATGACTAATAACCATTGCACATTCATTATACTGTTCAACTCTCGATCTTAATAATTCTAATACAAGATCAACACCGCGCTCGTCTAAACTAGAATCAAGTAGCTCATCATATACGCTAAAATTATATGCTACATTTCCTTGTAGTCTTCGAATATCCATAAATGCAAACAAACATGCAAGATCTATATTCTTCCTCTCAGCGCCACTAAAATTAAAATATGAGCACATCTTACCCTTTTCATCAACAATTTCTTCTTCAAAATACTCATTAAAGATACAGCAGCAGTTAGCATCCATCTTTTGCAAATAATACATGATTTTATTATTAAACAATTGCAGGATCTTTCTAACAATATATGATTTTACACCTTCTTCAGATACGATAAATTTAATAGCATCTAAAACGCTTATTTTATGCTTTAGTTCATCTAATTTTTGTTTAAGCCCTTGTAGCCTATTATCAGCGCGTTCAATATCTTGATCTAAATGAGACGTTTCATTACTAATAGATGATAAATCTTGTACTAATGAGGTGTTCCATTCTTCAAGCTGCTTTATTCGCGACTTGGCATTTTCATTCTCTTGCAATTTGAGCATATGATCATTTCTCAAATTTGTTTGAGATGTGTGATAAGACTTTAGCTTAATCTTTGTATCTGTAATGGTATTAATATTTTCCTTCTCTTCTTCAATGCTCTTTACCAAAGCATTAATACCATCGTTAATTGTTTTCTTTTCTTTATCTATATGCGACCTATCATGATCGGTTACTGGTTTCAAACATACCGGACACTTTTCGTTCGATGTTCCTAGCTTCTTACCCGTTTCTCGTTTATGAGTAATATCATTTTCATATTTCGCAATTTTACCAGTTATGCTATTAAGCTTACCGTTACATACCTCAATACCAGCTTCAATTGATGAAATAGATTCGTTTACCTTTTCTAAATCTTTCTCAGTTGAAGAGAAAACATTAGTTTTTAACCCTTCAAGTTCTTTTGTATTGTTTGTTTGTCTATTTTCGTACTTTTCTCTCTTGGCATCGCTTTCAGCTATAATTCTATCACGCTGACGCTTCAATTGTTCAATATTTTTCTCAGCCTCCTCATAACGTGTTGCTTCTACTTCAAAATCCCGTTTAACTTCATTATAGTCTTGCCGAACAAACGATAGCATCTGACTAAAAATCTCTAAACCAAATACACCTTCAATAAATTTACGCTTGTCAACTTTCTTTTTAGCCATAAACGGAATTGTATTATTAACTGTCAATATAACACAATTTTGAAAAATCTCTTCTGTAGTGTCTAGTACTTTACAGATATAGTTCGTTGTATTGGCAATCGAATCACGTGTATTGTCTACGTCATTAATATAGAGCTTACATCGAGACGGCTCTAATGAGCGGATAATCTTATATTCGGTTACAGATTTATCGCTTTCAATATTAAATGATAGTTCAACACAGCATCCTTTACATGTAATATTGTTAACAATGTTATCTTTTTTTAATTCTCTAATTGTATTACCAAAAATAGCAAAATGAATTGCATCAGCAATTGTAGATTTACCAACTCCGTTTCTGCGGTCTTGCTTGTCTTTATTTGCTCCAGTAATAACATGAAGACCTGGCCGGAAATCTACTTCTACTGGCTCATTCCCGACAGATAAAAAATTAACTATTTTTACCTTCTTAAAATTAACGTACTTCATGAATAATATCTATTATATAATAAAAATTTGGAGTTACTACTATGAACATTTCTTGTATAACTCAATTGTTTGTTTTATAACTTCATCCTTATGCTCTATTTCCATTAAGTTAATAAACTCTTCAATTGCAGTTGTAACATCGACACCACTAAAATCCTGTATCTTGCTATCGTCAACAACAAATTTGCTAAAGTTAATCGCGTAATCTACATTAATGTGCATAGGCTTAAGCGACATAAACTTTTTAATAACTAAATCTACCTCATCAGGGCTTATGTTTTTGTCAATAACAAATTTAATAAAATTATTTCTAAACTTGTCTTTAATTTCCTCTGTCAACTTACCTGCTTTAGCCAACTCAGACAAATATATTTTATAATGCTCAGGCGATAAATCGTTCGGCGTAAAATCATACGTGAGAGAATCGAAATCTAAAATATAATACCCTTTTGTATTCTCAATATCACCGAAATCCATTTGATATGGGTTACCTAGATATAAAATCTTACCATTACTATAAACCCTTTCATCGCGTAGATGAAAATGACCGGATATTACCAATTTACATTTATCTAAAAGATCGCTAGCTGGTACACCAGTTTCACAAACTTTGAACCTGTTCTGCTTGAAATTTTGTATTTCAAAATGACCGAAAACTAAATCACTTTCTGGTATTTGATCTGCTTGTGTTCCCCATGGACAAAACGTAACTGTTTTGCCGAAGATAACTGCAGTTGTAGGTTCTGATATAACAGTAATGTTTTTCCAGCCATCTAAAATTGATAATGAATTAACATCTGACTTATCTTTATAATATGCATCATGATTACCTACGAGCATTACGATGTTAAAATCTTTCCATTCATCTAACAGCTTAGATGCAAAGTCAATTGTATTGACAGCTATATCATCTCTATAATGAAAGAAATCTCCGCTAATAATAATATCACGGATGCCTTTATCTGTTAGCTCTTCTTTTAACCATCGAGCCCACTTCAAAGCAATACTATGCCACACACCACTATTCTGATGAACACCAATATGAATATCGCTTATGCAACAAACTTTAGTATCGTTAATAAAAATATCACTGGTCATAATCGTCGTCACCAGGAGCCGGGTCGATATAAATGTGCTTACCACCTGACATTTCATCGTCCTGGATTGTGTCGAAATAAACGGTTTCTTGATATTTGGTTACCGTCTCCTTGTATTTCTTTTCCTTCTTAATTCTATTAATAAATGCGTGAAAGGCAATCGTAGTAAAGTATGAAAAAGGGTTGTTATGAGACTCGATGTTAAACTTTTTATTTTTTAATGCGGAGAACATTTTTAAGATCGCGTCGCCAACCATTTCATCTTTATATGAGTAGTTTATAAAGTTTGGAGCAAAACTTAGCCCTTGTGCAATCTTAGTAAGTGAAGATGCAAGCTCGTCAGGAATTATATCTGTACGATAATACTCTTTTATTTGCTCGTAAAAAACTTTACTGTCAACATAATGCGGCTTCTTATCCTTACTAGACTTCCGCTTACGCTTTTTAGGTGCAGCCTTTTTAGATGCAGCCTTTTTAGATGCAGCCTTTTTAGGTGCAGCTTTGACTGCGGCCTTTTTAGCAACCGCTTTCTTAGCCGTTTTCTTTGTCGCAGATTTTTTCTTTGTCGCTGTTTTCTTCTTTACCGATTTTTTCTTCGATGCTGACTTTTTCTTTGATGTCTTGGACGCCATATTCTATGTTCTCCTTTTTGTAATGCTTTAATCGCTTAGCGCTGTGGCTAAGACTATATTGCAAATTATCACATATATCAAAAATTATAAGCTGTTCTTTGTCTTTATGCAACCGAAGACCTCGACCAATCGACTGTATTGTCTTGATCTTAGCTTTACCGCCGCTAGCAAATACGATATAATGTAAATTCTTAATATTAATACCTGTTGAAAATATTTTTGATATTGCGATAACGACAACATTATCCTCCATCTCCATAACTTCTCGTACTCGGTCTCTATCCTCAACTGCTATTTCTCCTCTAATATAATATATCTTTTTGCCTGTACAGGCTGCTGTTAAATATTTCTGTAGTATAAACCCATGATCAATATAATCAACCATTATTAAACTATTACGATCGAACTTATTACATAGTTTAGATAAAACATTATTTCTAAATGGACTGTTTTTAATAAACTCAAGTTCGCGCTGATAACGGTCTGTCGGGTTTAACTGTTCTCCTGGATACAACACATATCGAGGCTCATCAACATAGTCTAATTTTAGCACCTGTACTTTAACTTGAGACACATATTGCTCTTTTCTTAATTCGTAGCTATTGCGCTCATAAATTATAGTCCCTATATGTCCAATTATATTCCATTGATCAACTTGCTCTTCCGGCATAGTACCGGTAAACCCAAACTTATGAGGTGTACGAATTGATTTTAGAATTTTGTTTATTTTATTACCCTTTCTAACCTTATGCACCTCGTCTACAATACAGGTATCAATATCTTGAAGCCATGACGTGTCGGAGTTTTTACTTTGTAAAATACCTAGGTTACATATAACAACATTTGTACCTAAGTTCAATTCATTATTACCAGACCATTTTGATACAGTAAATGAAATACCGTAGTCGAAAAAGTCGCTAAATGTTTGCTCAACTAAACCTAAATCAGGAACAATAACAGCGCACTTAAAAGATGGGTCATTTTTATATATGCTCTCCAATAAAGTAGCTATAGTCAAGGTCTTACCACCAGCAGTAGCTAATACTGTCACTCCTCTGCCTGACTCCAAACACTGTTTAACAATATCACGCTGGTAGTCTCTTAACTCTAATTTAAGTTTGGTTATTTCAGTATCCTCATATACTGGTGATGTTTGAGCTCTAAACTCAGGCGTAGTAATAATAGAGCCAGTATAACCGGTGCTATTAATATACGACAATATGTCTTTATATAATCCTATATCAAATCTACCAGCAGGTGTTATTGCATAATGCCTGTTCGGGGCCCAGCGGGCACCTCTCATTCGGGCAAATCTAGCTGTCTTATTTACAACAGAGAAGTGCTCGCGAATTGAATCATACATTTCACCTGATACAATACCTTGTCTGCGTCGACTATCCCAATCAAATTTTATTGTCATTGTGTCTCTAACTTAATAATATCTGTAAGGTTCTTAATATCAAATGTCATACTGTTAAGTATCTTTTCTACTTTCTCTAAAAACTCTTGTGCGAGATATAAATCTTGTAACTCTTTGTTTAATTGTTTAATTAGATCTGACTTTTCAACTTGCTGCTTTACTGTTGTAGCTGTTAATTTTACGGGCGAATCTTCAATTAATTGCTCAGTACTCTTTTCTACTAAGTTTTTCTTTTTGCGGCTTAATTCAGCAATTTGTATTTTAATTCTAATTAATCTACCTGCCCATTTGTGTTTAATTGCGGGGAGCTTCATCTGAACCTCTTTCATATTAAACTCATCTATAGAGGTATCTTCGCCCATTTCTTCGATATATTTGTCAAGTAGAGACATTCTTTATGTTAATGATAACATATAAACTGCTATAATCAAGATTAAATAATTGTAATGTCACTATTTAGAAAATATTTTTTAGAGTCTATTAACGAACAGATGTCAGTTGCGTCTGTTGGTTTAGGTGGCAGCGCATCACAACTCGTCGGTAATTCTGATTCTTACGCTCCAGATGATACACGTATACCTAAAATTATTGGTGCCAAGAAAAAGAAGAAGAAAACTAAAGCAAAGGTAGCAACACGTACTGCTCCTGAAACTATATTTCTAACGGTTCCCCAATAAGTAACGTTAATGGACCTTGGTCACTGGCACTATCATGAAAATTTCCCGCAAGAGAGCTGCTATGGGTTCATTTATGAGATTACCAACCTTTCTAGTCAAAGGAGTTATATTGGTAAAAAGCAAATTGAAAAAATTATTAAGCGGCCTCCTCTCAAAGGTAAAAAGAACAAAAGGAAATTAATTACCGAATCAGATTGGAAAACATATACCGGCTCATGTAATGAGCTAAACAGTGATATTGAAACATACGGTAAGGAAAATTTTGCTTTCACTATTCTCAAATTGTGCTATAATAAATGGGAGCTCGCTTATTACGAGGCAGAGCTACAATTCAAACTAGGTGTATTACTTAGCGACAAATATTACAACGGGATTATAAATTGCAGAATTGGACGGAAACCAAAAAAGAAATGAATCTAGTATATCCAATATACAATCTTCGGATATTAGATTTTGCATCCATTTACAAAAAATATGCTGAGCCTAAATTAATTGATGATGTCAACCGATATGATCTAATTAAAGATAATCAGCTCAATATAAAGTCAACTGATGTCAAACGGCTATTCTATCACCATATTATATTCGAGCTATGCGAGTACATACTCAACAGTAAGAGTAAAGAAAAGGTTGTCATACTGTACAGTGACAAAATTCCAATCGAAAGCGATCTACTCAAATATATACCACTCAATGATAGGATAAAGTTCTTCAATACACTAATATCTAAAATAACGAAGATGCTTCCTCTTAAAATCTTATCAGCTAATATATCATTCGGACTATTAAAGAGAAATAAAAACTCAGGCGAGTGTGCTGATATAGTAACAGCTGCGAAATGCATAGCAGATAAATATGATATTTCCAAATTTACATACTCAAAAGCTAGATATTTCGCGAATGCAAACGGCCTTGAATATCTCTCGAACAACTATTTTAAGAAAGTTAAGTCGAAGCAGTTGATTTACCAGTGACACAAGAATAAGGTTATATGTAGCCGTTGGGCCGCCCTTATATACAGATACAGAGCTAGATCTCAATTCTCCTGATTATAAGGTTACACCCGTTTATCTATATATAACTGACTAAATATTAACGATATGGGTAAGCTTAACGACGTTTTACAAAATTTTGCAAAAAAACAAGGTGTTTTGTATGAAGCACCCGGTGATGAACTTGGCGGTGCTGTTGATGCAGCTATGGCAGCGCAACCTGCTCCTGCCGTACCGCCTCCACCTGGCGACCCTGCTGCTGAGGCACCTGTACCTGACGAACAAGAAACTAAAACGTTGACTGACCAAGGTTACGTTGAAGCTGTTCGTGATATGCTTGAACTACTTTCTATTAACCCAGAAGATCTTGAAGAAGCTGATTTAGATATCTTTAGCGACAAAATAACTCCTAAGAATGCATTCGATATGCACGAAAGTTTACGCGATTTAATTACTAGATATGGGTCACCAACAGTATGATTAATTTTAGCAACTTTTACTCCTTACTTAACGAAGGAGGCGCTGGTGGGCATATGCCTCATCCTTTTGACTTACCTAATATCAATACCGGTAAAGATTTAACTCGTGTTTTCGAAAACGCTATTACTCATATCAAAGATAAATCGGCGGCGACAAAAATTGATGGAGTTAATGTCTCAGTTAGATTAGTCGATGGCCCAAACGGTAAAGAATTTGCATTAGATCGCGGTTCAATGAAAGATTTAGACCTTGAAGGTATTACAATTGATAGGCTCGAAGAAAAATGGCCAAACAAAATCGATGTAGCTTCAGGTGAGGTAAAAGAAGAACAACATGGCATGGTTAAAGCAGGTCAAATCCTTCTTGGAATTCTAAACGACGCTATTCCTCATATTGAACCTGAGCTTAAAGCATTAAGAATGTGGAATGTAGTACCTGCTACTGAGTCGCGCTTTATTAATACTGAATTTGTTGAAGCAGGCGGTACAAATGTTATAAACTACGGTAAAAATTTTATAGCCTTTCATGGTATTAATAAATTTAAGCATGTTACAGGTAAGAATCCTAAAACTGGGCGGCAAATTAATAGAAGAGAAGGTAGAGAGATGGCTGACTCTGTCGGCAATCCAAAATATAACATAAACGCTTTCGATAGATTGGTTAATAAGGTTCATGCTGTATCTAAAAGTAAAGACTTTGACACTCACGGTGTTATACCAGTTAGGTTTAATGCTGAACCAGACTTGCAAGGGATGTTAAATTCAAAAGTGACTATTCGTCACTCAGAAAATAATGAAGATACACGCTCATTAGATTTATGGTTAAGTCAAGCTCGTAACCCATTAGGTAAAAAGGTAGAATTACTAGATGGAAGCAAAGTTCTCGTTATGCAGAAGAAGATCTACCAATATGTTATTGGTGAAGACAACAGATCCGTAGGGCCCTTAGATGAGTTTATTAAAGATACAAATGTTAATAACAAACTAGCCATTGATGCTGCGGTGTTTTGGCATGCAACGCGTGTATTAGGTAGAGAAATTTTAAGTAGCCTCGAAACACAGCATGGAGATGTTATACCCGTCGGCGAAGGTATTGTTATACGTGGTATGAGACCTACCCCGCGTGCTAGTATTGTTTATCCTGTGTTCAAGATAGCCGGTGACTTTATTGTTGGTGGGTTACAATCATCATTCAAATGAACTTCGACGAAAAATATAGTGAGTTAATGCGAAATGTTCTTTTTGAACGTCAAGGTAGTATTGTTTTATATCCAGGAGGGTTCAAACCACCTCATAAAGGGCACTTCGAAGCATTAAAATACTTACAAAGTAAGTTTGACGGGCAGTTAGGTGTTGTTTTCATTGGAGCTCCCGAAAGAGAAGGGGTAACTGCTCAACATTCCCAAAAAATATGGGAAATTTATAGTAACTACCTGGAATTCCCCATCGAAACAGAGATTTCGCCAATCTCTCCTGTAAAATCCGTGTATGATTATGCAGATGAGCATAAAAACGAGATGATTATAGTAGGAGCTGGTGAAGAAGACATGGCTCGATATAATTACTTCCAAAAAAATAAAGAAACATATCCTAGCGTTGTTGTATCACCAGTTCCACCACAATTTGGACGTATAAGTGGTACAGCAACACGTCAAAATTTAAGCGACACGTCTTGGATACCTGATCAAGCGATGGAAAGAGCTGATGAGATACTCTCAATTCTTGGCGCTAACGGTCTTAATTAGTTTACCAATTAAAACTGCTGCAATAATACCCGGAATAACCCAAACTAAAGCGTTTATTTTATGTTCTGGATGCTCACAAAGCCCGCCAACACATTCTTGTATTTGATGACTTTGGGCCATCAAGCTATTCATTTTCTCTGTATAGTTCATAGTTTCAAATCTCTAACGAAGTCATAAAACTCCTGTCGTGTTAAATCTGTCTTATCTAAAAATGCACCTGACATACGAGCTGTCTTCATAGTTGAATCATGTTTTACACCTCGAAGACCAGCGCAAGTATGATTTGCTGATACATATACAGCAACTCCTTTGTTACCTTCACATACTTCATCAATATGTTTATGAATTTGCATGGTTAAGTTCTCTTGAACTTGAGGTCTACGTGAAAACCATTCAACAATTCTGTTCAATTTGCTTAACCCGATCACCTTACCGTCTTTACCTGGTATATAAGCAACATGAGTCTGTCCAATAAATGGTAAATGGTGATGCGAGCAAAAGGAATTAGTCTTAATATTGCCTTGAAACACAATTCCATCATATTGGTCGACATTATCGAATGCTGTAATCTTAGGAGGAGCAGTAAAACAGCCCTCAGCTAAGTCATTAACAAAAGCTTTCGCAACTCTTCGAGGAGTATCTGCACTGTTTGGGTCATCCTTCCAGTCAAACCCTAGTGCGGTCATATATTCACCGTAATGAAACGCAGCTTTCTCAATAATTCTCTCTTTTTCTTCGTCTGACCTGGGCATGTTCCCATTAGCGTAAGGTAATTTATATTCGTCAACACTCATATTTCATATATATTATACGACATTGCTAAGGAAATTCAATAAATATTTTTAGAATGTTTGATGATAAAATTATCTCTATACTTAACGCGCTAACGATGCCTCCTGAATCAGGCATTGATATGCAGATTGTACCTGCGACGCCGCCTAAGTTCGACGAGTTCAAACAGTTCGTCATCCATTATATAATGGACCATGACAATATTGAACCTAATCATCAAGTAATTAAACAAATTGAAAGTTCAGGTACTGTTGAAGAAATAGAAAGCTATTTAAGAAATTTAGAATACTGCGATGAATGCTTTCTAAAAATGTACCGAAAATTTGCAGCTGGTGAACCGCAAGAATGTGGTTGTGGTATGCAAAAAATATCTTGACCTTCATCTCTCATATACTATAATTAGGTGTATGGGAAAATTTCAAAGCACGAAAGTTATCGATTTAGGTAGCTGCGCGTTTAGACAACCTCGAGCTACATCTCATTGTAAGTTTATTCATGGATATAGATTGAAGGCTAAGTTCTGGTTTGAAGCTCAAGAGTTAGATATTAATCATTGGGTTGTTGATTTCGGTTCTCTAAAGCCGTTTAAGAAGCAATTAGAGCATCAGTTTGACCATACTACTTGTATTGCTAAAGATGACCCGAGTCTATCTAGATTTATTGCTTTACAGAAATCAGGTGATTTAGATTTACGTATTATGGAAAACGGTGTAGGTATTGAAAGAACAGCAGAGTGGTGTTATAATGCTGCAAATAAATTTCTTAACGACAGTACAGGCGGTCGTTGTAGATGCGTTAAGGTTGAAGTCTGGGAACATGAAGGAAATAGTGCAACTTATCAAAACTAATATGGCAACATTATCATTATCAGAAAACTTTTACTCGGTACAGTGTGAAGGAGCATCAACTGGTTACCCAGCGTATTTTATCCGCCTTAAAGGTTGTAATTTAATGTGTGGTGGTAAAAATGGAAGCCTCATGGAGAGTGGAGAAGCCACTTGGTGGTGTGATTCAGAAGCTGTGTGGCGTCAAGGCGAAACAACAGATCTCAACGTACTAATTGACGACTGGAAGAGCGAAGGAATCTTAGATTGGGTTCTTGAAGGACGTGTTCATTTGATATGGACTGGTGGAGAGCCTACCTTAAAGAAGCATCAGAAAGATATTGTTAGTTGTATTAATCATTTATATCAAGAATATGAAGGGTGTCACTTGTATAATGAGATCGAGACTAATGGAACTCAATATATTGAAGATGAGTTGTTTGACGATCTAGATCAAATTAATTGCTCCGTTAAACTTGACAACTGTGGTATGTCATATGAAAAAAGATTTAACGAAGATGCTCTAAAACGTATTATGGAGCACGATAATTATTGGTTTAAGTTTGTGATCAGCAGTCAAGACGATATACAAGAGATTAAGCGAGATTTCATTGAACCTCTTAATATACCACCTCACCGTGTTCTTATGATGCCAGGTTTAGATCATCAGGATAATTTTCACGAACGTACTGAGTTTTGCCTTCAAATGGCTAAAGAGCACGGCTATATTGGGCTTACAAGATTACATATTTCTGCGTGGAATCAAACCACGGGAGTATAAATAATTACATGGCATATTACACAACTGTAGTTCCTGAAATTTCGGGGCATAATCTCCAAGAGTTTATCGTTACTACTGTAGGTACTGATACTCTTGTACAGATACTTGAGAATGGGCCTAGAATGGTCTTAGTCTGGAAAGATCATTAATTTTCTTACGGGATCCAAATAAATAATTATGTGACTGATCATAATTGGTTATTAGAAACTTTATATAAAGCGAATAAAACAGACGCTGAAACTTTCCGCATATTTCAATGTTTATCGAGGTACTTTAATGATAAACGCGATTTTATTGGCATTATCGAATCTATAAACGACCGTACTATACGATTTAAGCCATTAACAGATTTAGCTGATGACTGTTTTTTTAGTGTATCAGTTATGCCTGATGTTGTTAGATCACGTAAAAGACGTAGAGGTACTCCTGGTGTTAGATTTTATTCCCAGGTTGGCAGACGTGCATATTCACAGATCGGATACAATATGATAGATAAGAATTGGGATTTTTGGGTATCCTATGTTAATACTCATGTATCTTTAGATAAATAATTACAATGTCGTATAGATCTGATGACGATAAAATAAATCAAGAAGCTTGGACCGCGAAGTCGAGTGGTAATTTCTTGAACCGTACTGTAGGTGCTCCTCTTGGCATGGACGCTCCAAACAATCGAGCTGCAGCAGCTGTCGCTGATTTCTTCGCTGGCCAAGGTGGCGGAATATCTCAATTAGTAGCCAAACCATTATCAATGGTTGGTGGCACGTTTCACAAACGTTTGCAAAATAATGCAAATGAGATGGATACAGCGAATTTCTTGTATGATAAAGTATTACCTGTACTTCAACAAAATGGCATGAAGATAACAGTACAGCAAGTTAAAGATGTATTAGCAAGAACGCCTTTAACAGATGGTGGAGATACAATTAAAGTTGACAAGTTACAAATTTTTAAGCAGGCGTACGCTCAACCTGATCAAGTATTAGACCACAAACAATTATTTGAGCTACTTAGAACTGTTTCAGGCGAGCTACAAGAAATTGTCGCATCAGGTTCATCGCAATTAAAAGTTGATTGGATGAAGCATTTATCGTCTTTAACAGTTGAGCAGAAAATAGATTTGCTAAATTGGTTATCAGCAAACGGTCACCCAATACCACCAGGAGTATAAATTATGGCAGACGAACCAACAGGAGAAGAAACACCGGCTACTAGCGCTGCATCAGGCATTGAAGCTCCGCCCAGTTTTGCTGGCAATGAACAAGCTGTAGTAGCTTTTAATGCAGTAGTTGATGAGATCAGGAGTCAAGATACTAAAACAGATATTGGGACAATAATATATGAACTACGCGGCCATAACAATGAAGAATGGCAACAAATTTTAGTAGGGCATGTTAAACATTTAGTTAGTACCGGTAAACTAGACCCAGCAGATCCAGAATTTAAGCAGATATTTATGCGCGGTGTACCAAAGAATCCTGAAGGCGCTGTTGATCCTGGTGATGAATCCGCTGAATCAGAAGAGGAAGGAGTTGCGAGATGAGCACTGAATTTGGTAAATTTATAAAACTGTTACAAGAAGCTGAACCAACACGTGTAATGGATTCCGAGCTGGGCGGTGGCGGTTCTGCTGAATCAGATACAGGCCCTGACCCCGCACCGGCCCCGGAAGCTGAAACATCTACAACCGCTCCCGCGGTAATTGAATTTGATCAACGGAAATTTATTCCTTGGTTAGCCAAAGAACTGAAAGCTTATCCTGAAGCTATTACTCAACTCGTCGAAGAATTAGGAATAGATGTATCTGGCGATGTATGGCAAGTAAATGAGATAGTTGACATCGTTAGAAATCTTCAACCTCAACAGCATGTTTATATATATGCTAATATGAAGGGTCAATGGCCGGCAATATTTACAGCTATAAGTGAAGATGCTATGAACCGGTTAGGGCAGCTAACTGGTGAATTTAATAAGGATGAAAACGAGGTTTATGTAATCGAAGATCAAGAAGGGGTTGACAAATATATTCAGATAATTAGCGAAATGGCTGAGTGGCCTGAGAGTGAATCTGTTTCAGAGGAAGTTGAAGCGGCGCTTACTGAACTTCCTCATATAGCATTAATTAAAGAAGCGCTTGAAAATGCCAAGCGTACTGGAAAAGGCCCTTGGTATTTGAGACCGATTCCTAGAAGCTGGGTCGTTAGCAGTCTTAATAAGGACAAGAACAAGCAGATTGAAAATACAATCAAGGCTATGCCAACAGAAAATAAAATTGTTGAGATGTTGCAACGAATTGACAGAGCACTTGCTGGTGGCGCGGCTGCCGAACTGAAAGCTGGCGCTGAAGTACCAGCTAGAACATCTACCGCTACGGGTAGAGATATACCACTGACAATTTCTAATGTACCTGAAGGTGAAATTATTGAAGAAATTTTTGGATGGACAAATAAAGTACTTGATGACAATCAATTTGAAAAGGTAATCCAATCGATTGAAAAAAATCCATTAGCAGGAAGAACGGCAGTATTAGTCGTATTAATTGTAAAAGCTGCTATGAGTCATCGACTTGGAGATCGAGTATATGAAAGAACAAAGGATCTGAAAACTTTGCGAGGCGCAATACAGGCTACTAAAACAGGCGCCGCTGGTAAAAAGAGAGACGACGAGAAAGAAGCTGAAGCTGAAGCTGAATATATTAAATCATATAATCCTAGCGGTAACCCAGGTAGTGAGGGCGATATGCCTATGGACTCGGTGCAAACTAAATATAGCAAATTTACTTCTCTATTAACATCACACCTTGCAAATAATCAAAAAGATAGTTAATATTAATAATGCGTATTTGTATTAGCGGAACGAATTGTGTAGGTAAATCTACCCTTGTAGATGATTTCTTAAAAACGTGGCCAGACTATAAGACGCCAGCAGATTACAGAGACATCGTCAAGAAGACGACTCTTTCAAAGAAAACAAATAAATCTAAGCAGAAGAAGATTCTTGATCTAATGAAAGAAGAGACATCTAATCTTAGATCAACAGATAAAATTATTTTCGACAGAGGACCATTGGATAACTTAGTTTATACGCTATGGGCTAATCAAAAAGGTAAGATAGATGATAAATTTGTTCAAGAATGTATACCGATTGTAAGAGAAGCTGTCAAGAAATTTGATATTATTTTCTTTGTCCCATTAACAAATGTTAGACCATTTGAATATGTCGAAGAAAAACTTGAAAAAGATAAGAAATCTGGTACTGCTGATGAAGATTATCGGGAAGAGATCGACTATCTTTTCAAAGCATTGAAATATGACTGGGATTCTAACGCAGAATCAAAGATTTTTGACCCTAGAGATAAGCCAGCTATTATAGAAGTATTTGGGAGCCCACACGAGCGCATTGAGATGATTAAATTATATCTTGATGCTGATGGGGATTTACTAGATAATGTCGGTATTATTAACGAAGAAGAGTTGAGAGAACTCCAGGAAATTAAAGATGGTCTAGGAATCGAAGATGTTGATCAAGAAATCCTGAAAGATCCATACAATTTGAAATAAATAATTGTGTGGAAAACAACAAGTCTAAACTCGATCATGTTTTAGAAGGGTATCGTCCGATTCCTTCAAAAAAGGTATACTACCCTCGCAACCTTAACCTCAGCGAGGATTTCGTTAATTCATTTCATAGAGAATACGACCGTTTAGTCGATGAAGGTATAAACCCTAAAAGTCTTGTTGAACGCTTCGGAAAAGCTCTCCGTTTCCATGTTAGCGAGGAAAGACGTTATAAGAAGATCGACGCAACAGA